GTGTTAATTCATTAACTGCAGAACCTGTAGCTGTTAAAAGTAATAATTCATTTCCGCTAGTATCTAAAATTGAAGTTCCAATTTTAGGTGCTGTTAAAGTTTTGTTTGTTAAAGTTTGTGTTCCAGTAAGAGTTACATCACCTGCTGAAGTTGAAAAACCTGTGTCATAAACACCAGTGTTTGTTGCAACACCATCAAAATAAACAATCTTCCAACCTTTATCTGAAGCCCCCCAAGTAACAGTTGCACCCGAACCAGTAGCTGCTTTTAATTGTACTGTTGGAGTACCCGCACCATCTGTAGTTGCATTTTGAATAATGTAAAAATTTTCTGTAAGAACAGGCATTGTAACAATTCTGTTTCCAGTAATTGAGCCTGTAAATTTTAAAACTCTAGTTGCTACTGCTGAACCTGTTGCACCATCTGATTTTGATAATGTAGTTGTTCCAGCCCCACCTGCAATAGAAACACCTAAATAGCCGCCCGAAATTTGTTCTACTAGATTTAAATTTGTATTTGTTTTTGTTCCCCAAGTACCAGCATTTTCGCCAGTTACCATTAACTCTACGCCGAGAGGTGTGTATGTTGATGTCATAAAATTTTGTTCTCCTAATTAGATCTTTAATTTATATTTTATATAAAGTCAATCACGTTTATATACTATTAACGTTACTATAACCAGCACTTTGCGTTGCTGTTACATCACTATAACCGGCGCTTTGTGTTCCTGTAATATCCTTATATCCTAAAGGTGCTACATTTCCTACACTAACAGTTGCTGATACTCCCGTCAAGCCCATTACGTCAGCAGGTGAAATTGTTCCAACTGCAGAAGTTGCTGCTAGTCCTGTTAATCCCATTGTTTGATCTGGTGGAGTAAGTGCTCCAACGCTCGATGTTGCTGAAACTCCAACAGGTTGAATTGTTGGATTAGATGTAACATTTAAATCACCTACAGCACTCGTTGCTCCAAGTCCCGTTAATGATTCTGTATAATCTCCTCTAGCAACTGGAGTACCTAAAGCTGTTGTTGCTGTAAGACCTGTTAATGGAACACCTTCTCCAATAATAATTGCACCTACTGCAGATGTTGCTGCAAGTCCTGTTAATGATTCGGTATAATCTCCTCTAGCAACTGGAGCTCCCACTGCAGCGGTTGCTGCAAGTCCTGTTAATCCCATTACATCTGCAACAGGTAATTGATATATGCCACCCCAACCTTCGTTATCAGAACCAAATACTTGATTGCCCCAACCTACACTAGGAAGCGAAGCAGTTAAAGAAACTCCAGTTAAAGAAACACTAGTTGCGTTTTCGCCCCAGTTATTATCACCCCATGAATCACGGCCCCAACCATCAGTTGCGCCTGCATAAGTTAATGTACCTAAAGCTGTTGTTAAAGATTGTCCTGTTAAAGTTATATCAAGAGCACTTTCGCCCCAGTTCTCAAATCCCCATGTATCAGAGCCCCAACCTAATTCATTAAAAGGTGTAACTGTACCGAGTGCTGTTGTTGTTGATTGTCCTGTTAAAGATATTGTAACGGTTCCTTGATCACCCCAAGAGTTTTGTCCCCAGGTTGTTCCGGATGCGCCCCAAGTATTAGCCATAAGGAATTCCTCCTTATGCTATACCGATAATTGCATTGCCTGCAGTGGCTGCTGGAAATTCAATTGTGAAAGTTCCACTTGTTACTGTTTTATCTCCACCAAATGCAATAACACAACATGCTGGATCACCCGTTGCTGAATCATTAAAAATTAAACAACCGTTAGCTGTGAATGAAGCAGATGTCCATGAGATATTAGCGAAATCACAAACAGCTGTAGTAGAATTTAAAACAGGTGTCACACTGGTAAGAGCTTTTCCTTTTGCAGAATAAGCTGAACCCGATGTGTTAGCTATTTCATTTGTTGTAGTGTAAGCTGTTGTACTTGCACCCATAGATGCTGAACTTGTGTACAATGCTAAATTAAAAGTGTTTCCAGATGTAACTGTGAAATTGTGAATTGCTTTTAAAATTTCTACTTTGAATGTGTTACATATTGCCGATGCTATTGCCATAAATTTTATCTCCTAGTTATTGAGGTGGTGACTCTATTGGAATTCTTATTGTACCATCTGAGTAATCATCTCTTCTTCTTCTTCCAATTTGCATCGCTGCAAACTTTTGTAGTTCTTTAGTATACTTTTGTTCATACAATGTCAACAGGTCTGTTGGTCCTTTTAAGAAGGCAAATGCTTCTAGTAAACAGGCATATAATAGCCCTTGAGGGAAGTAATTACTAATGTACGTTGTAGAGTTGCCATCGGATCCTGAACCAAGGCCCACGGGTTGTTTGTTATAATATATTCTAAATTCATAATTAACATCAGGTGTGGGTGCTAAATAAATAGATCCTGAAGTTGTATCACTTAATCCAGTTGCTCCACCAAACATAGAGTAATATTTAGGAGTTCCAGTTACATCTTGAGCAGTAGCAGAACCTTCGGGTCCTGTTAATCTTCCAACGTATTCAGATAAAAAAGTTTGATCACGTCTCTCTAACCAAGTACCTTGCTCCGTGGTATTAGCTGCATTAAATACTTCTACGCCTCTTACAAATAAAGCTCCTGCTGGAACTCTTATATTATTTACATCAGCTGCCATTGTTCCTTCTTGAACAAATCTATCTGCATCCATCGGTATATCTAAATTAATTCTGTGTTGAGCGGCCATAATAAATCCATCAACAATAGTTTCTGTAAATACATTAGCGTCTACTTCACTATAATCTCTTATAGCTGTTACTAATGTACTATATGTGTAATGTGATAATCCTGCCATAATTAAGCTCTATCATTAACGGGTCCAATTGTACACTGAAAACCGCCTCCTATTTCCGCACTAGTAGCATTAGCTACTAAAGGAAAAGTTAAATTATTATATAATATAGTTGTTTGTCCAACTGGACCTACTGTTACTGTAGAAGGCACTGCTGTTGCAAGATAACATCCATAAACTTTTGCTAAAGTAGAGTGTGAACCTGCCGTTGTAGCTGGAGGGGTGTTTCCTTTATAAGGGGCTGAAGTTCCTCTAGTACATCCTGTTAAACTATTGCCTCCTATACCTGTGTATTGAACTACTTCATTTTTATATTGTCCAAAGTCAGGATTGTTTTGTAATATTCCATCTACAGTTATAGTTTGATCTTGATCAACTTTTTCAATAACAATGTATCCTGCTGTTGGAAAAGATGTTGCACTCGTTAAAGGAATTGTTGTAGCAGTACTATTAAGTGCTCCATTTAAAGTTGTAGATAATTCTAAAATTGTAATTATTACTCCACCAACTGGTTTTTTAACATCTTGAAATCTTACATAAGTTGTACCTTCATTAAAATTATTAGCAGGATAAGAAACACTAACACTTTTACTAGCAGCTGTAGTTGTAAAAGGATTGTTAGGTAAAAAATCTTGAACAGGGAATTCTGTTCTTGCAGGTCTTGCATGTAATAAAGCTTGTGGATCTGCGCCTACTGGATGAGGTTCTAATTGTGGTTGCTTAGCTTCAAATTCAGAAGTATGTACCCAAGCTCCTGTCCATTCTTTAACCATTTCATTATATGGAAATGCCGCACCAGATCTATCTGATATTGAAAGTGCTCTACTGCCTTTTGCAAATCTAGCCATAGTTATACTCCTGGGTAATATGCTTTAGGAGTAATGTAAGTGCTAGCTGGAGATCCATCTTCGGATAATGCTCTAGCAAATTCATCCTCATATAATAATTTCATTTCTTGTGTTCGTTGGGGTGCAAACTTCATAGATAAATAATATGCTAATCCTGAAATCATACAAGGTATAAATCTATAAGGAGTATCAGTTGCATTACTGTAAGCTCCTACATCTTGAATTCTTTTTACATAATGAATGTTTAAAAAATTTCCTGCTGCTGTTGAATTAGGTAAAGGATAAAGTGTTATTGTAACTTTATCAATAAATCTTTGAATCCAAAATTGTGAAGGTGTTCCAAGTGATGCTTTATTTGCTGTTGCAGAATAAGCGTCTCTTGCAACTTTAGTTAAACCTGTATCAGATTGACTTGTTGTATTATAATTTTGTCTATATGTAACATTTAAAATATCTGTAATACCATAAATATTAGTTACTGGAGTAGTTGTAGCTTGTGGTGAAGCGGCTGCGGCTGCGGCACTGTCAACTGAGTTTCTATAAAAAGTATATGTTCCAGCACCTTCGTCAGTTGCATCTACATTAGTAGAAGAGCCTACTATTAAATTAATATTAGTATTTCCAATTTCCCAAAAGTGTGCACCTCTGTTTCCCCATTCTTGAAATAAAATATTTAAAGATCTTCTAGCTGTTTTTAATTGATGTCCAGCAGTTCCTACTAAACCAATACGCTCATAAGCGTCTTGTATAATTTCATCAATAGAAAAGTTCTGATCAAATGCATAAGCTCCTGAAGTAGTGTTAGCCATTGGCTACTCCTTTAAAATGTTCCGATTATATAACAGAAATCACAGTTAGTTAGGTCTGCATATAATCCAGTGTCAGCATAAATGCCAGCACCTGGTAAATCAAATTGACGACTACTACCATCTGCTGTTCCAAATTTACCGTGGTAAATTAATTTAGCTCCTGTTTTTGCACTTCCAATTTCATTATATATTTTTATTTCAGCATTTGCTCCTGAGGCCTGCATAAACACAGACATAATATTACATTTAGTAATATTAGCAGCTGACCCA